CTCCGGATTTCCGCAACCCAAAAGGGACCCTTGACGGCTGCTCGCACACCTCGAACGCGGTGGCGTACAGCGGTGCTGTGGCCCACGCACCCCAGCCGTACCAGATCTCTTTCCACTGGGCGGCCGTGAACTCGTGGGACACGCAGGTCGCATGAAGTAGTGCCGGGGCGAACGTGTCCTCGTCCCACCGGAGGGTCTTGTCCTTCGACGGATGGTCCGCCATCAGCTGCCGATAGTCGGGACGGGGCATCTCGCGGAACGTGAACGTTTCGGCCAGGTCGAAGGCGGACAGTTTCAGTTCTTCCAGGTCGGCCTCCATCTTGGCGGCCTTGTTCGGAAGGTTCTGTGTCTCGTCGATGTGACGTTGCCGGACCAACGCCGTTTCTAGCTGGTCCATTTCGTTGACGAGTTCGTCGTCGTGGACGACCACGGCAACAGACTTTTCGCGCGGCTTGCGGCGTGCCTGTAGATCCTCGAAAGATGTTCCCACGTTGTCCTCCTAGACGTGGATGGTGGCCCGCCCCGAGGGAGGACGGAACGGGCCACCACGGCTATGCGAGTGCGACGTCCTCGACTGGCTCGTTGGGCACGGCGCAGGAGACGGTGAACCCGGTCGGTTCGTTGCGGGAGTAGTCGGCAGGGTTGCGGGTGATGACCTCGATGGGCCACACGTCCACATAGTCGCCGGCAGCCAACACTCCGTCCGTGCCGGTGCCGCCACGACGGGCAATCACCGCGTGTGAGGCGGTGTTACGCTCCAGCAGGTTCCAGATCGTGTCGTCGGCCTGGACGGAGTCACGGTAGAACTCGAACGTGACCTCCTGCCCGCCGTACGTGCCGGACGCCGTCTTGTTGTACTTGGACCCCACGTCGGAAATGTCGACGGTGGAACCTTCGAGCGGGGTCGACATCGCCCGGAGAAACCCGGTTGCGTCGGTGCCCGCGTTGACCTCGATGAGGGTGGGTGCGGCGGTGTCTGCGATGGTTTCGACGAGGTGGACTTGGAGTGTCCCGTCGGGGATGAACCTTGCCATTGTTTACTCCTCGTTCCGGCCGGAGTCCGGCTCCTGTTCGGGGGTTTTCCGGCTCTTAGGCCGGGGTTTCCGGACTTTTGTCCGGAACGTTGGGTCTTCCCATCCGCGTGTGCGGGCGTGGGGGACAGCTGCTGCGGCGATCAGGGCTGTGTGGCCGGTGACCTTGTGGCGCATGAGGACGTGGGACATCAGGACTCCTTACGGGCGGGATGTCAGGCGGGCGTCGACCAGAGCGTCCAACGGTCAACCCCGAAGAACAGCTCGTGCAGATCCGGATCGCGGGTCGTCCCGGCAGACAGGTCCGTCCAAATCTGGACCGAACGGCCAGCCACGGACACCCCGCCAAGGATCGCCGCAGCGACCTGGTCGCGTAGCACCTCGACCCCACGGGCCGACGTAGCGATGGCGCGGGTCTGGATCTCCATGTTCCCGTCGTCGTACCGGGCACCGACCGGGCCACGGAAGCCCTGGCCGGACGTTGTCTCCACCGTCACATACGGGGCCGTGAGCGTGTTTCCGGCCTGGTCGCGGCCGTGCCCCTCACCGACCGTCAACGGGACTGCACGCAGCAACGTGACAACCGCCATGAAATGGTCTTCGTAGGATGCGAGGTTCACAGTGTCGACGCCTCAGCCATACGGTCCTGCCACCAGTCCATGTCGCGGCGTGACGCGGCATACAGGTCCATCTTCGCGGACATCTTGATCGTCCCAAACTGCAGGTAGCGGGCCACGAACCATGTCGGGCCGATCTCGCGGGCATAGTCGTCGCCACGAACTTCGGCCGTGTTCTCCACCGAGTCGCGGGTCCGTCCTTCATCGACCGGAATGTTGGCACGCTGTGCCGTCTCGATCCGTTCGGCAGCCTCGTCGGTGATGTTCACAACGCGCTGCTGGATCTGTGACGCTTCGTTTGCGAACGCCCCCGCTACGGCCTGCCAGCCGGTGATATACAGGGTTCCGCGGGCACCAAGCGTCGTGTTGCGTGTGCGGGCGGCATATTGGGTGGAGATGGCCATCAGTTCTGCTCCTCGCACGTCAACGTCCGGACCGTGGTCAGATCCCCCTTCGGCACGTCGATCACCCGCAAATCCATCCCGACAGCCTCACCGTCGGCCGAGGTCCCTATAGTCACGTCATCATCGATCAGCGCCGACACGGATGCAGGAACGGTGAGCTTGTAGGTCTTGAGCGACCGGGCACGGTCGCCCGCCTGCACAATCCGGACCTCGTTCGGCGTCGGCTGCAACAGGCACTTGCCCGAATACACCGCGACCGTTTCAGGGACATACTGTGTGCCATCCCAGGTGACGTTGTCCGGGTCGGGACGGGTGATCGTGCACGTCGAGTCCTGCCATGACGTACGCAGACGTGTGAGCAGCCCTGTAGGCATCACAGGTCCAGCACATCAGCGCGGTAACGGTTGCCCGGCAGGTCGTAGGTGAAACCGTACGGGTGGGTGACCTCGATGGACGCCATGCCGGGCTGGCCGGCAGACTTGCGGACCGTGCGGACCTCGGCGTCGGTCAGATAGATCCCGGTCGCCGACTCGAGCTCGTACTGGTAGTCGCCTTGCCGTTCCGACTTCACACCGTAAGGGTTCAGGAACCCGCGCACCGCAACGCGACACACCACCGCGACGATGGTGTCTGGTGTGGAACTTGTCCACGCCGTCTGCGTCTCGTCATCCACAAGGTCGAGCACCAGTGCGGAGGCGTCGTCCAGTGCGGCCTCAGCACGGATCTGGTCGCCGACGTCGATACCGCCGTCTACGCGGGCATCCATCTGGACGAACGTAGCAAGCGCCATCAGACCACCTCACGTAACGACAACTCGGCAGCGGCGAACGTCACGTCAGCCCACCGCATCGATGATGTCGGCCTTGGTCATCCCGTCGGTGTTGACGCCCTGCGAAGCGGCGTACGTCTCCCAGACGGCCTTCGTGTCGGACGAGGACGGCTTGTCGGACCCCTCGCCGTGGACGGAGTTCGACTTGGTGCCGATGCCGAGACTGTCGGGCTGGTCTTCGGGCAGTGCGTGAAGAACGGTTCGGTTATCGGCCATGATGGCTCCTTCGGAAGTGAAGGCCCGGCCCCGCGAACGGGGCCGGGCTCAGGATCACGAGGCGGCAGTGGTCAGCTTGACGACCCGGTCCGCGTCGACGACCGCAGCACCCGCGAAGGTGGACACGACCGAAGCGTCAGACAGGATGTCGGGCTGGCCCTGGAAGATGTGACGCAGCGAGATGCCACCTTCCGAGAACACCGCCGTGTCCGTCGCATATGCGACGCCAGCGGGAGCACGGTTGGCGAACGCAAACCCGGAACGGTGGTAGGCCACCGCAGTACCTGCAGTCAGACCATTCGACTCCACGATCGTGAAGCCGTACAGCCGTCCGATGGTCGCATCACGCAACGCAGAGTTGTCGCCGGCCTGGTCGACCGACCGGAAACCTTCCACGGTGAGCAGACGGGTAGCGATGTCGGCCGACACGGCAAGGAACCGGTCACCCGACGGGACGTTCGCCTCCGTGAGTGCCTGACGGGCTTCGAGCAGTGTTTCGATGGTGTCAGCGTCCGACGCGGCGAGCGCGAAGTCGGCTTCGGAAGCGAGGCCGTTCATCGCCGCAGCGAGTTCGTCCTCAGCACCGCGTGCCACTGCGTCGACCTGGACGGCGAGGATCTGTGCACCGAAGTTGACGAGTTCGTACGTCATCTCTTCGGCCGTGACCCGCTTCGCGTGGTACAGGTGCGAGAGGGACACGTCGACGCCGACCTCGGTCACGTCGTCGTAGGTGATGGTCGCACCGGCCGTTGCCTGGGTGCGGGCGGCCCCGGGCTGCGGAACGCTGACGGTGATCGTTCCACCGTTCGGGCCGGTGTATTCCGGACCTGCGATACGCGAGACAGTGCCTGGAAGCACAAGGCTGCGGGACAGAAGCCCCACAGACAGGCTGGAGATCTGCTGGCTAGTTAGGAGCGCCACGGTGTCCTCCTTGGTTCAGGGGGGGCCGCCGACGCCCCGTGACAGGACGTTCGTGCGGGATGGTTAGTAGCCGCGCCGCTTCACAACGGCGTCAGCGAGTTCCGCCGGGCTGCGGATGTCCTCCGCGTCTGACGGGGCCGAACCACCACCCTGGCCGGAAGGCCGTGTGGGGATGGTCGGTCTGGTGCCCAGGTCTTCGAGGAGGTCGTCCGCGTCTGCGGCAAGTTCCTCTTCGGTGTCTCCGGAGAGACGTTTGGCCTGCTTGAGCGTGAGTCCCTTGTCGAGTGCGACACGGAGCCTTGCGGCTTCCTTCGCGGTGGGCTCAAGTTCCTTGATGCGGTCGTTGAGCTTGTCGACTTCGGACTTCTGTGCGTCCTCTAGCTCGCGGGCCTTGTCCGCCAGCGGCTTGAGCTTGTCCTTGTCGGAACGAAGGTCCTGGATCAGCTTCCACGCCTTCTCGGGGTTGAACTCCTCGTCCGTTCCCCACGGCGGTGTCGGCTTCTCTTTCGCCTTCGGTGTCTCTTCCGATCCGGCGCCCTCCTGGAGCTGTTCGGTCGGCTTCTCTTGTTCCTTCGGTGTCTCTTCTGGCATGTGTGTCTCCTGGACACGAACGCACGGAGCCTGTCCGTGCGGGACCGCCCCGTGTTGGGCGGAAGCTGTTAGCGGTAGACGGGCTCCGCAGAGCACGCACAATGGTCGTGGGCAGCGAAACCGCCACCCGCCGAATAGATGCCCTTCGCAGCGATGTCGCCACAGAACGGGCACGGATCGCCGTCCGTGATACGCCGCCACCCACGCGCCTGCGGGTCGGCTTTCAGACTCTCCCGTACGGTCGCGTGCGACCCCTCGGACACGAACCTGCCCGCCGACCCGATCGTGCGGACCAGCGCAGACTGTGCGGCCTGCTGGGCGGTCTTGCCGACCTGGATGCCACGCAACGTCGTGTAACGGGCAGTGAACTCGAGCGACTTCCGCACCCGCACCTGAGACAGCACCGGGATAGCGGTGGACGGTGCCCGACCGGACACCCCCGCGTTACGGCGGAACCGTCGCAAGTACGCCTGGGCGTCCTGTGCGGACAGGTCGTACCCGTCGGCAATGATGGGCAAAGCAACCGCTGCGAACCGTTCCCACGACCCCCGTATGTCGGCAGTGTCGAACGTGTCCGACCACAGCAAGGCGAGTTGGGCGGCGACGCTGCG